GGGATAGCACTCGATTGGTAAGCCATGACTAACTTAAATTACCCTTGACTAACCAAAGTCTTTTTGACTAACCAAAGTTTTTGAGACTAACTTGGATTAGTTTTGATGAATTTGGATTAGTTGAGACTTGCTGATAGTTGCAGAAACTGGTGGTTGCAGGTTTTTCTCTTGTGTATAATTGTTTCACGTGAAACATGAGATGTATATTTATAATATATATTATATGAAAAAAAAGACTTGTAAATATTATACATAAGTGTTAATATAATACATGTAAAGAAGATAAATACTTTTAAGGAGGTATAGAAATGATAATCAAAACTAAATATGGAGATTTAGACGCTACAGAAGAAATGATAAAGCGTTTACAAAATTTATTACAGCACACAGATACCACTCCTGAAAATGTTGGTTTTGCTGCTGAACTGTACAGAAGTATTAACGAAAGTTTAAGAAAAAAGAAATATGGTAAAATATATTATCACGGTTATGTAATTGTTATTAAAGACATAAATCCTTATGACAACACAGAACATCACTATTATGAAATATACAAATGCCGTGAATTGATTTATGATTCCAAAGATTACGTTAAAACAATTGTGGGGTCTTTGGAGTATGTACTAAACTACATTGATACCTATTTACTTTAATAATTTTGGTTGTGGGTAAACCATAAAACCCTCACCCCATATAGGGAGAAAGGATAAGTTATGTTTTTAACAATTTTTGCAAAGAAAAGAACAAGTAAGGAGAACAAGTCATTTTATACCTACCTCACACAGCTTAAAAAGAAAGACTCTGAAGAAAGTGTCACAGTACAGGTTAAGTTTCCTGATGACATCAAGCCAAATCCACTTGAATGCCCCATGAATATTGAGGTAGAAAAGAAAAAAGCGAACTTACAGGAGAAAAAAGTAAACACGGATGGTGGCGAAATCGTTTCGAGAACGTTATGGATTAAAGACTACAATGTATCTGAAAACCCATATGAGGATTCTAGTCTTGATAATTATGATATTTAAGGAGGTTTTAAAATGAATAAGATTACTCGCACATTTAAGAAATACAATGTAAATGTCACTGTTTATATTACTGATAAAAAAACAGTTGATGTTATTAATGATGATATTTGTGGAAATAGTGCACAAGAAGTTATGAAATATATTACTAAAAGATATGAAAAAATTGGTAAAGTGGTTGAAATCGAATTTACAGGTAATGACGAAACAATTAAAGCCGAAATGGATGTAAACACATTTTTAAATCTGGCAACGATTAAAGTAGTTTAATGTTTCACGTGAAACATTTGAGGGAACATGAAAAAATGTTCCCTCTTTTAATAAGGTGGTGAAAATATGAAAATTGATAAAAACAACATAATGTTTTGGGTGGGTTTAAATTGTCAAGAATTTAGGCGCACAAAAACATCATATACCCAAGTGGATGTGGCAAAAGAACTAGGGTATTCTGTAGAAAATATTTCTGCATTTGAAAATAGCCGAAATGATAACATGCGTATCTTAATGTGGTATATCTTACATGGTATGGAGATAGACGATTTATTAAGGGGGTTAAATGATGAATAGCATTAACGTAAAAGGAAAATCAACTAGTCAACTACTTAAATTGACTGGTGCGCAGTTAAATAAGTTATCTCGTAAAGAGTTAGCAAAAATCGTAAGCCGTTTAAGTTCCACAGCGAATAAACGTTTAAGACGGTTTGAAAAACATGATACCACATCCCCTGCAACTGAATATGTCAAAAGAACTGGGGGTAAATTTAGTGTAAAAGGAAAAAATGTTGATTCTTTAAAAAAAGAGTATTTACGTGTAAAAGGATTTCTGGAATCGGAAACAAGTACCATTACAGGAGCTAAAAAAGTTAGAAAAGATGTCATAAATAAATTAAAAGATTTAGGTGTGGATATAAAGGAAAATCAATATGATAAATTTTTTAAAGTATATGAACGTCTTAAAGAGGTCGACAGAACTGTTAGTGATAAGTTACTAAAATATAATGTATTTGAGGAAATCAGCAACACAATAGACAATCCAAATATTGATGATATTGTAAATGAAATACAAAAAAGAATTGATGAAATTTATCAACAATCAATAGGGGAGGATGAGTATGACCTTTCCAGATTTTTTGAGATTGAATAAGGTTTTTAAGCCGTCCGATATAAAATTTGTACTTGAAATGTCTATGACAGGTGAGAAGCTAAGAAGCAAGAAAAAAATTAAATATTACGATACGCCTTGCTCTTTTGACATTGAGACTACATCTTTTATTGATATACATGGAAATAAATGTGCGATAATGTATGAATGGACTTTAGGTTTAAATGGTCTTGTTATCATTGGTAGAACATGGGAAGAACTTGAAGAAGTGTTTAATACTATAAATGAATTTTTATCATTATCGTACGATAAAATACTCGTAATATATATTCATAATTTGTCATACGAGTTTCAATTTTTGTGTAAACGTTATGTGTGGCAAAAAGTATTTGCCTTAGATAATCGTAAACCGATATATGCGATCATGTTAGATTATGGCATTGAATTACGCTGTAGTTATCTTTTAAGCGGTTATAATTTGGCGAAACTCGCTGAAAATTTAACAATTGTGAATATACAAAAACTTGTTGGCGATTTAGATTACTCTTTGTTACGACACAGTAAGACTAAATTAACAAAAAAAGAAATAATGTATTGCGTTAATGATGTAAAAATCGTAATGGCATACATATATGAGCGCATACAATTGGATGGTGGTATCACGAAAATACCAATGACTAAGACTGGTTATGTGCGACAGTATTGTAGAAAGAAATGTTTTTACGGTAATCAAAAAGGAAAGTATAGAAAAAGTCGTGATTATTACGACTTAATGCAAAATTTAACATTAACTCTTGACGAGTACAAACAAGCTAAACGTGCTTTCCAAGGTGGATTTACACATGCTAATCCATTTTATAGTGGACAAATTTTATTTGATGTGTCGTCCGATGATTTTACAAGCAGTTATCCAACTGTTATGGTATCAGAGTTATATCCTATGAGTAGCGGCGAATTAATTGATATTAAAAGTAAAAAAGATTTTAATGACAGTCTTAAATATTACTGTTGCTTGTTTGACGCAGAATTTGAGGATTTAGAACCACGGGTATTGTTTGACAATTATATATCCATATCTCGATGTTGGGATGTTAAAGAACCATCAGTTAATAATGGTCGTTTAGTGTCCGCTAAACATATTTGTATCACATTGACCGAGCAAGATTTTAATATCATAAAATGCTTTTACAAGTGGAAGCATTTTAGAGTTGCTAACTTTAGACGATATAAGAAATCATATTTGCCAAAACCTTTAATAGAATCAATTTTAAAACTGTATAGTGATAAAACAACTCTTAAAGGGGTGGATGGTAAAGAAGTTGAATATTTGCAAAGTAAAGAACAACTAAATTCTTGTTACGGCATGATGGTTACGGATATCATCCGTGATGAATATATCTACACAGAAGAATGGGATTTGAATAATCCCGACCCAGAAAAGGCTATTGAAAAATACAATACAAGTCAAAACAGATTTCTTTTTTATTTATGGGGTATATGGGTAACAGCATATGCAAGAAGAAATTTATTTACAGGTATTATCGAATTTAAAGACGATTATGTGTATTCAGACACCGATAGCATTAAGACTTTAAACAGGGAAGCACACCTGAATTACATTAAAGCGTACAATGATATGATACGAAAAAGGTTATATCATGCAATGGATTTCCATGGCTTACCTTATGACATGATTGAACCGACAACAATAAAGGGTGAAAAGAAATGTTTAGGCTTATGGGACTATGAGGGTACGTATACAAGATTTAAAACTTTAGGTGCGAAACGATATATGGTTGAAAAAGATGGTAAAATTAATATAACTGTATCGGGTCTTAATAAAAAGATATGTGTGCCATATTTAAAAGAAACTTATGGTGAAAAAATATTTGAAAATTTTAATGATAATTTATATGTACCAAAAGAGTACACAGGAAAAAATACACACACTTACATTGACGAAGAAAGAAGTGGTATCTTAACAGATTATTTAGGTGTTAAATGCAAGTACCATGAATTGTCAAGTGTCCATCTTGAGCAAGCTGATTATAACTTATCTCTTTCAGAAGAATATATAAATTACATCACGCAATTAAAACAAACTAGATAATGTTTCACGTGAAACAATAGGGAGGTATTAAAATGAAGTTATCAGATATTTTAATGAATTATAAACCGATTGCCGCATATGAAGATTGCGTTAAAAATTTGACTTATGTTAAATTTACAGCATTAGAAAAAGATAAAGATATTGTAGTTAATTTAAAGGAAGATAAGTTTTGTTTTGCAAATGCAACTCTATTATTTGTATTAACCCACCAAGACATGTACACGTGGTTTAGCTTTGAAAAGGAGGAAAAATAATGTTTAAAAAACAAAAGTTTTATAGTCTTGACAGTATTTTATCGCATGATGCTATATACAATGTTATTTTTGGAGAAAGATCGAATGGAAAAACATTTTCAGTGCTGAAATATGCCTTGCAAAAATTTGTAGAAAATGGCGAACAGTTGGCTTTAGTCAGAAGATGGCAAGACGATTTTATCGGTAAAAGAGGACAACAAATGTATGATGCTTTAGTAGCAGAAGGAGTAGTGTCCGACTTAACTAACGGTGAATGGACTGGCATTTATTATTACGCCTCACGTTGGTTTTTGTGCCGTTATGATAAAGACACTGGAAAAAGAGAAACAGCAGAAACCCCGTTAGCGTTTGGTTTTAGTATATCAGCAATGGAACATGATAAATCAACATCATACCCGAATATCACAACAATTTTGTTTGATGAATTTTTGACACGAACTATGTATCTGCCCGATGAATTTGTGCTATTTATGAATGTTGTAAGCACAATTGTCAGACATCGAACTAACGTAAAAATATTTATGTTGGGGAACACGGTAAATAAGTACTGTCCGTACTTTGCAGAAATGGGACTATCACACATTAAAGAAATGAAAGCAGGAGACATAGACGTATATCGTTATGGAGACAGCGAATTAACTGTTGCGGTTGAATATTGTTTACCAAATAAAAAAGGAAAACAATCCGATTTATATTTTGCATTTGATAACCCAAAGTTGTCCATGATTACGGGCGGAGCATGGGAAATGGAAATATACCCTCATTTACCACACAAGTATAAGCCTAAAGATGTATTGTTCACGTATTTTATTAAATTTGATTCAGAGATTTTGCAGTGCGAAATTGTAAACGTAAATGACTGTTGTTTTACCTTTATCCATCGGAAAAGCACTGAATTAAAAGATATGGACAATGATTTGATTTATGCTACAGAGTATGACCCCAGACCAAACTGGAAAAGAAAAATCACAAAACCGCTGACGCCCATTGAAAAGAAGATTGCAACATTTTTTGCGAAAGATAAAGTATACTACCAAGACAATGAGGTTGGCGAAATTGTTAGAAATTATTTACAGTGGTGTAAATAAATGTTTCACGTGAAACAGGGGCTTTAAGCCCCTGTTATTTGCACAACATTTAGACGTTACATTAATAAGTTACTTACCATCCACACAATGCTGGTCGATGATTGTTGTTAATTTTTCGATTGCAGTGGTGTGCTCACCCATTACTTTTGTCAACTCTTTTAGAGTCGTGTTAATGTAATAAGCCATACCGATACAACAAACGATTGGAAACCCTACGCTACTTACAACACTTACAATTGCATTTACATCCATTCTTTTTATCCTCCTTTAATTTTTTATTTACAATCGATTCTACAATTAATTTAGCATGTTCGTCTAAAGTCAATTGTTTGGCTATATTGTAATCTGTAGCATTGTCGCAAAAAAATGATTCTATTAAGATCGCTGTAGGGACAGTACGTTTAAGCCAGTACAAGCTAGTACTTTCCTTTACCCCACGATTTCGCCATTCAGCACCAAGATTTTCTGTGATTCTTTTCGCATATTCTTTCGCTTTTTTGTTTCCCTTATAAATCCAAACTTCCATCCCGTTTGCAGTACCATCAAAAGCGTTTAAATGTAACTGCACAACTAAATCATACTTTTCTGCATTTGCTCTGGTACAATAATAATTGATTTCGTCTGTTAAGGAATGTAACAATCCCTCTTTAGGAGTATCAATTGTACAATCAACTCCTGCTACATCGCACCACTTTTTAATAAATGGTAAGAGTTGTGCATTGTAAAGATACTCGTTACAACCACCCTTAGACGTCCCATCTGCGGACGAAATTCGATCTCCATAATTCGCATGCCCTGTACATACATAGATTTTCATAAAATTACACCCTCTTTCAATAACTGTTTGATTTTTTCAAGTTCCTTATCAGTCGCAGAAATATTTTCAACATGACAATCAGCAACTTGCACATATCCCACACAAGTTCCAAGAGTGACAAAAACATTACTAGGATATCCTTGTATTGCTGGAAATCCATCATTCATAGCGGTTTGTGGTCTACTCACAATTAAATAAGGTTTTTTCCCACCCATCGCACCTGAATTTCCAGAAAATCCACCACTATGCTCGATGGTAGTGTGCATACCTGCAATGCTTAATGCTGTACCAAAAATGTTACCTTTTGCAAGACTGCCAACAGCTCCGATTGCACCTGTAACCATCCCCATGTAAGACCCACTTGAAAGAGGATACTGGCAAGCACAGTTGCCAGAGTATTGATATAATACACCTCCTGCATTATCCCTCTGCACTGATACCGATGCTAAACACGCACCTGTTAAAACATCAATGCCATACTTAACAGATATGGAAGCTCTTGTAACATCGGCAATATCGAGTGGCACGATACCGATAAATGGTAAATACAGTTGCACTGTTGTATATGGACTATAGTCTAAGATATTACCATAGTATTCACGTAGCGATACTGTACCGCAATCAATATATGTATACTGATTTCCCACAATGTTACTTCCCACACCACTATCCAGATATCCAACTTTTATGTTTCCAGTTCCCGAAATGTTAGGAGTGGCGTATACCTTATGCAAACCGATTATAGCCTGCATGGGGTCGTTAAAGATTTTTAAAATCTGGTCAATAAAATTAGTTGACCACAACCAAGAGCCGAGCTGATTAAGTTGCGCTAATGATGGATTATATATAGCCCACAATGCGCTTGCCTGTTGGGATGGTACAACGATTGATGGGGTGTTTCCCCCACCCGTATTGGGGTCATCGGTTGGGGTGGATGGTGGGGCAATTGTGTTTGATGCATTATTTAACTCATCATCCGGTGTGGTGTCTGGTGAGATACTGGGGTCAGACTGTGAGGGTGTGCCTGTTGTTGGTTGAGTATCAAAAGCACCGTTAAATTTCGGTATTGGGATAGGGACGTATACATGCTCATCCTCTGTACCATCCTCCTGTGGTACGGATTTTTTAATTGATTTGTCCCAGAGTTCTGGGTACTGGTTTTTTAACGCGCCAAGAGCGGTTGCTACACTGCCGACACCTGTTGGGTCGAACTGTTTTGAATTAGGGTTAGATTCTACACCATCCCAAGGACTAAGTTCCGTGCCATTATATTGTACTAGCCATGCGATTTGACCTCTATAGCCATCGTAATATCCAGGGATATATGAATTTTCGGGAAGCTTTATTGGTAATGTATTAGAAACAATCCTAGTTTCTATGTTATAATAAACAGTTTTATTTTTATAAGTATATTTTTTACTTAAATCATTAAACGGCTCATTACCTATATGGGTGTTATTGTCCAATGTTCCGTAATTATAATCAGGATGCGCTGATGACGGATCCCAACTGCTTGTAAATGTATATCCTTTACTATCATAAATTGTAGTCGTATCAACATTACCACCTGAATCAATTCTATAACCTTTTAATCCATTTGGATTAAAATTAAATGGATATTTTAATCCTGGTATGGATAATCCTGAATTATCTTTTACGACTCCGTTAGCTTCTGTAGCAAAAAAATTGTTTTCTGACAACCACCAAGTCATGTAAGCAACAAAATTTTCATCGAGATACATTGTTGTTGTATCATTGTTTACACCAAACAATCCAAGTATACCCTCTTGTGCTTGACCTTTTATAGATGTTGCAAATTTATTCCAATCGGTTTCTGATAAAGCTTTCAACCCATCAGTAGCCCACGCGTCAGGATTAGATTCATATAACGCCCTACCTATAACCTTACCAACTTGTGCTCCAATGCCAACAGCTCCTAGAGCCACTCCAATTGTACTAAGTACACCTGTAGCAGTTACACCTGTATCGGCTGTTAATCCTATACCGCTAACACCTCCAAACATTCCCGTGGTCGATGATTTGGATATAACAGAAGGAATTGAAGCATTTACAGAATTTCCGACAATGGAACTTACGTTATTACTATTAGTAACACTACCAATATTTTCAGTGGTTGAAAAACCTTTTAAAACGTCACGCACATTGTAATCGAGTATTCTACCACTATTGCTTAATGTTACATCTACGCCAGGCACTTGCCGCAATAATTTAGCAACCTGTCCTGCCTCCGTAACGTTTCCAATATTCTGAAAAATAAAAGCCCACTGGTCAGAACCCGAACCATAATAATTTTCAACAGCGTCTAATAACATTTGATAACTCGTAGCCATAATCAACCTCCTGCCGTAATAAGTATGAACTCACCACTCTCATTCAAACCGTTTGAAAAGTTTAAAATATCTGTTCTTGCTTTGACGTTCCGCATAAAAACATTTGACGGCAAATAAGCATTTAATCCTGTTGTTTGCGTGTTATTTAAAATGACAGATAAATTTTTAATATCCTCTTTAAAACTTTCCAAAACGTCAACCGATAATGATAAAGCAAAAAGTCCTGTCCTCACAACCGTGATATCGGTTATAAAATAGTACCTACCAAAATCGCTTATATAGCAATAATTTTTATCATTAATACTAGCAACATTTACTAAAATGACAGGATTAATTATATTTGTTGTATCACGCAAAGTGCCAGACAATGTTTGTGCCATTGTAAGGTTTTTTCCAATTTTATTAATTTCAGATGTATTGTTATATAAAATTATATCCATATAACCTCCTTAATAAATACCTACCTCTCAAATGTGAGAGGTAGGTTGAGAATGGAGAGTGATTAAGCTACAAAGAATACAACAAAGTTTTCGTTTGTGTCGTTAAAATAACCAGCATCAAACTTGTACCAATTTGAATAAAATTCGGCTTTAGGATTGTAATTTGTTGTAACTCGTCTGTCAAGATTTGTTACACCAAGGGCATCTCTGTCAAACATGACTCCAAGGATGCCGGAAGCGGTAACTGTATTGTTACTTGCTGTTTTAATGTTAATGGAGGAAACTGCATTGAAACTGTAATCCGTTCCAGAACCCTGCCAAAACGGAACAATCTCACCCTTTGGAAGTGTGACAAATTCATTATGAAAAGTATCAGACTGTGAAAAAGCATCAGATGCTTTTGCAAAATCGGAAAGTAAAATCACATGCAACATATCACGTGGAGTAAATCTGTCTTTTCCCCCGATATTAAACAGAGAAGAAATTTTTGTAAGTCGTTCCATGTATAGTCCCATAATATAAGAAGAAAATCTAATAAAACTGGGGTCTTTGATTGCTTTTTCAGCTGTAAGTTCTGTGCCTTTATCATCGTTATAGAGCTTGAGAAGATTGACAGCTCGAACTCCGGTTCCTGTGTAAGTTCCTGCGGCGTTAAAATCGTGTAAAGTTTCTCCGATCATGTTATTGATCGTACGCATGATGAGAGAGTCAATCTTTACTGTCATGGATTTGTCAACCGCATTGTAAAGCATGGACAAAAACCCATTAAGCTGTCCTGCGTTGGAAAAGCTCTCTTTTACCTGTCGTTCGGTAAATGACATGGGGATTTCAAACGTTACACGTTTGTTAAAAAATTTAGCTGATACGGTAGGCTTGTAAAAAATGTTCGGGTCGTAGGATGTTCCATTTTCGAGTTCCCAGCTCTCATTTTCGGTTACTTCGGGGAGTTCAGCAGAAATCTTTTCAAGGACGCTACCATACTCCCAACCATCCATTAATACAGATGGTGCACTGCCGGAATAAGGGCGGTTTACAAAAATCACTCGACCAATGTGATTCACAAGGGATTTCACATAATTGTCTACATCTGTTGCGTTAAAAATTTCTGTACCGATGTCAACAATATTGGATAAATCCTCATTTACTACGGAGGTTTCGCCTAAAATTTCCTGTGTAATTGGATTAATAATATCATAAATCTGCGCTACTGTCATTTTTATTTCCTCCTTTTTATGCAAGTGTTAAGGTGTGTTTGGTTAAGGTTACGGCATCGTCATTGGTTATTGAGATAAATAAAAACTCATTGTTGGCCGTCATGCCAAACAAACCATGATAAACATTTTCTCCATGCTCGAGATTGCAAAATACATCTTTGTGTTCGACACCACCAATTGATAAGCCTGTTAATACAATCTGTTTACGATATGAGCTTTCAATCGCGCTGTAAACTCCTGCAATTGTTACCGCACCGCCACCAACTGTTATATCAGTTTCTTTAAAATCAATTAATTTGTAACCGCCTTTGATATTCATTTAATTACCTCCTTTAATAAATTTTTAATGTTAAAATATTGTCAACATCGGAAAAAACTTTTTCAAAATAAGACCAAAACCACAATTTTCGTTCGCTTTCGATCATTTGCTGTGATGTTGTAACTCCAATGTTGCCTTTTCTCGTGAGTGTCCGATCAGTTGTAATTGTCTTATTTTCAGTATCAGTGTTATCACGTTTGACGTTTACATTTGTTTCATTTGTGGATGCACCTGTTAATCCAACATCGTTTTTTATGGAACTTTCAGTTGTAACAGTTCCATTATTTGTGCTAGATGTTTCGTCCGTTGTGGTACCAGTTGTTGTGACATTTGTAACGTCTTTTACGGTTTCACTTCCTGTCACATCTTGTGTAACGTCTCCAATTTGTTTATCACTATTAACAGCGTCGACAGAGTTAAACCCGTACAGCTGATTTGTGTTTGCGTTATTTGCAACTGTATTTTCCGATGTTGATTTAGTTACATCTTGTTCATTCTTGTTTGTACCATTTTCTGTTACATTTTTGGTAACATTACCTGTATTAGCTGTTGTTACGGTATCTTTGTTGGTAGTTGTATTTGTTGTGTTTTGACTATTTGTCAAGCTGTCATTTTTTGTTGTAACGTCCTCACCTTTACTTGTTAATGTTCCCGAATGTACATCTGATATGTTTTCACTTTCAACCATATTATAATTATCTATCGGATTATATTCGAGATTAAGAGTGTTCCATAACGCTACCCAATTTTTTTGATTTATTGCAAAAATAGCTTGAGCTATTAAAGCTTTACTTTCATCAGACAATACATTGTTGCTTAAAAAGTTTTCAACAATGCAACCAGCAAATTTTTTACCGCTCCTGCTTCCATGATAAATGACATCTAACTCATTTGATGTTATATAATTTTTCCATGGCACATCTAAAGCCTGTAAGTACTTAAATATACCGTTATTTATCCAATCGGTAAACACCTCATTCAGGGTCATCAATTCCATCGTCAACACCTCCCTTTAGGGTTATATCGTTTTGTGCCTTATCAATCTCGATTTGGTTATCTTCCCAGCTAGACGCTTTTTTAACTGTAATACTTGTGCCGAACATTTGATTTACTTTTTCCAAAGCTTTTTGTCTACAATATAACATGCTATCAATTAAAGGCATTAACATGTCGTCATTCAACTGACCCTCTTGCGAATTTATACTTTCGCGTTTCATGTTGTAGTTAGCATTAAGACCTAAATCATTGTACCAACTAGCCTTTAAATACTGCTCTTGTTCAATCAAACTTGTTAATATTGCGTTACTTGCAGTTGTTCCATAAGGTTGTGATTTGATACCATCAAAAAAAGCGTTTTCAGCTATAACACCAAGCTTACCTTTTGTAATATCCTCAATATATTTTTCAGCACTTTTCTTAGTGTTATCATCACTCGCACTAATTAAAGATGTTATACGCGCATTTATACTTGCAATGTTCATTGATAGTTCATTTTCTGTCAATGAGGTAGCATATCGTTTATTTAAAGGTAACAAACCAAGATACAAAAAATCGTTAGGCATCACAACACAATCTTTATCAATAACAAGCTCTTTACTGATTTTCAACGCCGGGTTAGCGATTGTATAGATTGTGGGCATATAATATACATTTGGTTCACCACCTAAACCACCTGTAAACACATATAAATTGTCATTATATTTGTACCAACATACGTTGCCATTTGTTTGTAACATCAATTCAAGATTTCGTTTATCTATTGTAATGGGTAATCCATCATAATCAAACATGGATAAGGTTCGATTCAGCATATATGCAATATGTTGGTCGATACATTTATTTTTATCCGTAAATTTATATTCATTACATGGTAGTATACCATATGTATATTTATCATAATTTCTTGCCATTTGTTTATTCACCTCTTTTCAATTATTAAAATAGCATTAAAAATGTTATATGTCAATATATCACAATATAACTGTAATTATTATACACCTCTCATGTTTCACGTGAAACAATTCTACACAAGAGAAAAAACTCCAACCACCAGTTACCGCAACTATCAGCAAGTCCCAACCAACCACAATCCAATACAAAAACTTTGGTTAGTCAAAAAGACTTTGGTTAGTCAAGGGTAATTTAAGTTAGTCATGGCTTACCAATCGAGTGCTATCCC